GGTTCCGATTGGTTCCGTTACCGGGTTGGGGTCGTGGAACTCAATATTGCGCCCGCCTTTGGGCTTTTCCGGCTCAAATTGGGCTTTGAGTTGTTCCGCCGGGTATTCCTTTTGCGCTAACTCAATAATCCCCAAATTAACCAATTCCGGGACGCAACGGCGCAACGCCCTTATATCCTCTAATGCGTCATGCGCCGGGAATGTTTCGCCGGGGAATAACTTACTATATAATTCCTCTAATTGTGGGAATTTACCCGGACGACCATTTGAAAACAACGCTCCAACAAATTTAATCGTTTTCATCATGGTATCAATTCGTTTTGCCTTATGTAATGCGTCCTCAACGTGTGCGTCGTAATATTCCCGCCCCAAATAACGCAAAACGTTTGCTTTTAACATTGAACTATCAAAGTAAATGTTGTGCGCACATACAAGCGGGGCGGCGTTGGCATCCGCTAAAAATTCGTCCACAACCTCGGCAAACGGCACGCCCTCGGCAATTGCCCGTTCGGTTGTTATACCATGAATTGCGGTTGTTTCCGGGGGTATCTCGTAATTATCGGGTTTGATAATATAACTTTTTTCCTTATCGCCCAACGACCATGCCAATTGGACGACGTGCGGGAATTGCTCAAAATCCGCATCCCATTTCAAACCCTTTACCGGAACCCCGGTTGTTTCACAATCAAAGAAACAAACATCTTTCAAATCAAATTTTTGCATAACCTTAAATATTAAATCATTAATTACTGTTTTCGCTCTCATTGCGGTATTTATCCCGCTTTTTCTCCAACTCCAAAACGTCCCGGTTTTCGTCTATATACTTTTGGACGTCCCGGTTACAAAACGGTTTTCCATCCAACCAAAGCAAATGCCAATACGGTACATTTTCCATCGGTTGCCCCTTAAATTTACCTTGCGGCATCGGGGATTTGTCATTTAATTCATTCATTTTTATACCTCCAAATATAATTATATGCGGTTTTTACTAAACCATTACAGCAATTAGAAATATTACTTCTATGATAATTAAGTTGCCGTTGTATTTCCATCGTAGTAACCCATTCTTTGATAAAATTACCCTCTAAATCATATTGCAAAACGGCTTTACCGCCTTTATTTATTTTTTTGCCCTTATATGTGTTGGGGGCATTATAATTATTAGAATTTTCTTTAGCCGTAACCCAACGCAAATTATCTGCATGGTTATTGGTTCGGTTGCCATCGATATGGTCGATACATGGTTTGTTTTCCGGGTTCGGAATGAAAGCCGCCGCAACTAATCTATGAATTACCGCATTGTACTTTATTCCGTTTTTAGACAACGAAACAAAATAATATCTTTTCCTTAATGATGGTTTTAATATTTTTTCATTTCTTTTTCTATTCATATTACCGCAAATCTCATTTCTGAAAACAGATTTTACACGCCCGTAATTGCTAATTTGATACAACCCAACGTATCCGGGTACATCTTTCCAAATTTCCATATTACACTATTTTTATATTACATTTCGTTTGGGTCTGCAATATACAAATAGTATTCTTCACTTGCAAGCTGTTTTAGGAATTTGATATGCTCTATTAATTCCGCATTGCTTAACTCTGCAATTGTACGCAAACGTGTTTCGTATTTCCCAGTATCAATGTTTGGGGTTTGCTCATACATTATCGGCGAAAATTCCCTCAAACGTCGTTCGGTTTGTTCCTCTGTAAGACGTTCGCCCGCCTCCCAAATTGCGTGCTTAAACGTCGGTACAACATAGTTGAAATAATACCCTTTCAAAGCCTCGGACGAACCGGGGGACGCTACAATAAACCGGGCAATAATGCGGGAACCTTTCCAACCCTTGAAAAACTCGTTTAATTCCCCCATGTACATTGCCAACCCGCCGTTATTGTTTATTGTCCCCGTTGCTGTTATTTCTCGCTTTTTCATCGGCTATTAATTTTTTCATTGTCTTATTAAACGCTGTCATTCCGATTGTATGGATAACGTCCCGTTCCGCCCGTGATAACTTCGTTTCCCGCTTATCCAATACTTTTGCAAATGCAACAACAAATTCGCCCGGCTCCGGTTCCGTCGTAACGGGTGCAACCTTACCGTTATTCACTCCATAACCGAACAACGCAAAATCCCCCTTTGTTGGGTCGTCCGGGAATATCTCGGCGAAACGGTCGGTTATCTCAATGGCTGTTTGCAAATCCGGCGTCCGACGTTTTACAAGCCCCAACCGCAATGCCTGTTTATGTACGTGGGTATCTAATGGAATGATTAAATTACGGGGGTCGCAAATCGTCCACAATCCAAAGTCAACCGGGGAACCGTGGCGACACATCCAACGCAAAAACATACATAAGCGTTTGCAACCGCTTTTCGTTTCCATATCCGGCACGCCCTTAACATCGCCGAAAAGACGTTGTAATTGCTCCAATGGACGCCCGCCCGGTTGCGCTTGCAATGCCTTTTCCATGTTCTCAAACTTACTATATACGTCAAATAAGCGGGCGCAAAGGTCGTGAAAATCGGCGTATGTAAACGTTCTATAAAAATTCTCTTTACTGCCTTTGTATTGCTTCCATTCCGGGGCGGTTCCCTGCGTATCGGTTCCAACAATGTAATGATACGGCGCACCCTTGAAAATTTCCCGGTCGATAAAATCCGCCTTTTGGATTATCTGTTTGCGGGAACCCCACGCAATCCACGCCGTAACAAATGCGCTAATCTCAATATTTACCCGACTATCGTAACGGTGCGGGATTTGCACCGGGTCGGATTGGATAAACTCGGCGGTTTCGTATTGTTCCGCCCAACGTTTCAAATTATCGTTCAATGTATATGCCATTGTTTTAGATTTTAAGGGGACGGAAAGCCCGCCCCCGGTTATTATTAGTTTTCTGTGTATTCCTCAACAACTAAATCGGTTTGTCCTCGCTTCACTTCTTCAATGAACCCTTGAAAACCGTTTTGTTTAGCAATGTCAATGATTGCTTGCAAACGCTTTTCGCCCAAACTTTCGCCCCTCGCAATGCGGAATACCTTAACCGTCGGATTGCTTGCAATAATCAGTTTGGCGGCGACCTCCATAATTTGACTATCTGAAACTTTCCCGGCGACGAACGGCACGCCGTTTAACTCTAAACCGTCGTCCGTGAACGAAAGCCCGGCAATCGGTAATTTGGACGTTGCAATAAGTGTTTCCCTTTCCTTTGCCAATGCGCCTAATTTGTCCTCAAACGTGCGGGCGGTTTTCTCGGCGGCTTCCTTTTGTTTCTTTTTTGCCATGTAATCCACAACCAACGCATTGATACGGTTGTGTTCCTCGGCTTTTTTGAGTTGTTCCGCCGTGTCTAATTGTTCCGGGTTATTGGCTTCGTATTCCTCTAACCATTTGTCGGCATTCGCTTTACGTTTCACAAACTCGGATTTGTCATTTACGATAACTTGCAACGTTTCCTTATAATCGTTTTCAATGGCTTTTTTGTTGGCTTTCGCATCTTCTTTGGCTTTTTCCAACCGGGCGTTTGCCTCGGCAATTATCCGGGCAACTTCTTTTTCCTCGGCGGCTAATTTGTCGTCGATTGCCTTAATATTACTTTTTCGGGTTTCTTCCGCCTCTTTAATTCGTCCGGGGATTGCCTCCAATTGTTCAATCCTTTGTTGCCGGGCTTGGCGTACCGTTTTCGCTTTCTCAATCAACCGGGCATTTTCGTTTTGCTCTTCCATCAACGCCGTAATATCCTTTTTCTCGGCATACGTTTTGACGTCGCCGGGTTTCAATTGCTTTTCAGCGTTTGCGCAAATGGTTGTGTACGTCTTGACCTCGGCGTTGGCGTCCTTTCGTTTGTCCTTAACGGTCGTAACCTCGGCGTCAATTTCTGCAATCCGGGTGCGCACCTTTTCCGGCAACAAAGCCTTTACAACCTCAATTTGTTTGCGGCGTCCCTCGGCGGTTTCGCTCCAACGGGAAAACTCCACGGCGTCAAAGTCTTGGTAGCCGAAAATCTTTTGCAACATAGAAACGTTATCCGAACGCATCCCGGTTGTTTGGGATTTAATGGATAACGTCCCACGGGGGTTAGCTTTGGTAAACTTTAATTCGACCTCGTAATTTTCGCCGTCGTTACCTACTACCATTTTCGCAAACCCTTTGTCCTCTCCATTTTTCAACACGGCGTCCCGGTTCCCGGTCAACATTGCGCCGATTGCTTTTAAAAGGGTTGATTTGCCTAACTCATTGTCCCCGGTAATGAAATATACATTACCCTCAAAATCTGCGTTGAACTCTTTGATAACTTGAAAATTCAACAATTCCAATTTCTTAATATACATCGCTCTTTAAATTTATTTATTTCCCGGAAATCGCCGGGTCGTTATGTTCCCATTTATAACCGTTGTATGTTTTTCTTTTCCCGTTACATACCTGTAATATTACATACTTTTGCCAAGGAAAAACACACGCATCTAAAATATTATCAAAACATACAATATTACCTAATTTATCAATACGTTTAACGGGATATAATTTTGATACACGTTTAACGTTCTCAAATTTTAGGTTCTCGCCAATAGTACACCAACGTAAATTATTAACATGATTATTTAATTTATTCCCGTCGATATGGTCAACACATGGTTTATTGTCCGGGTTGGGAATGAACGCCAAAGCAACCAATCTATGAACCCGCATAACTTTTAAACCATTGATTTTTAATTTTACAGTCATATAGCCACCGTTCAAATAAGGCTTTATTTCCTTATCATTTTGCGTTATATTGCCATTTTCAGCAACGTAACAATCATATTCTATTAAGTATTTACCTTTTTTCATGCCGCAAATATATGTAAAAAATGGATATACCAAAACTTTTATTTTTTATTTTCGGCTATTTTTTTATTTTCCGCAATAATCGCCCCAAAATAACGCATTTACCCACGCCGTCAAACTCAACTAACATATTGCCGTTGCGCCCTCTTATACATTTGCCATCGGCACGACGAACCGCCCGGCACGGCATACGTCGCAATTCCGGGCGGGTCAATCGGTCGCCTAAATAGATATAATCCATTACCATAATGTTAGTTGTTTTCTATGTCGCTTAATAGAAATTAAGCGTACATATTGATGCACAATATACAACTCTATATTATAAACACAATGTGAAAATTTATGCGTATTCTTTTTATCCCGGAATTTAACGAAACCATTTTCAACTATTCCTATAAATTCCGTATTATAAACCCAACCGCATAACCATTTTAGTGTTTTTGCGTTATATGATACTTTGCGTATATATTCTACTCTTATTTCGTCGCCATCATTTAATATGACGCTCGCTTTCGGATAATGTAATATTTCTACCATAATTTTATTTGTGTATCGGTCAATACGGCAACCACGGCGTCAACTTGTTTTTCCCAACGTTCCAACGTTGCCAATTTCTCCGGGGTTGGGTTTCGTTGGCAACGTCGTTGGTTGTGCCGCATCTGTTTTACCATTTCCGCCAAATCTTTTGCCGTTATTTTTTCGGGATTTTCGATTTGCGGGGCTTTTGTTTCGTCTGCCATATAAGTACCATTTGAATAATTAAACGCCCCTACGGGCTTAAAATAAACGATTGTGCATTTGTTGGGGCAAATTTTCCAAAACCCAACGGGGGTTGTTTTGTAAAATGAACCGTCCAAAGTGCATTATTAACGTTGCGTCCGCATTCCACAACGCCGGGGTAATCTCCGGGTACAATTTCCCGGCAATATCCCGGAATCGTCGTTTGCGGTCTGCCTTTTCTTCCTTTTTCCCTTTGACCTTGATACGCAATTTAAGGTCGTTTTGCCACTTCATAGCATTAACCAAAACAAATGGTATTTCGGCGACGGTTATAATGGCTTTCAAATGTTCAAAGTTTTGCAACATCTTTTGAATGCGGTACAATTTACCCATGTTTGCCCCGGTATCGCCAACCGTTACGTCGTCCGGGCGAACGCTCAATTTTTCTAAAAAGATAATCGGCGTGCAAATCTCTTTGTAATAGTTGAGAAAATCCCTAATCTCGTTAATGTCTTTAGGCATCTTAATTGCCGTTGCGTTGTGGTTGGGTCGCCAAACCACGATACCCCCGGCGGCTCCGGGGTCAATTCCAATAATGCAATCTATTTTCATTTTTCAAATCTCAAATAATGGTAAATATAAATTTCGTCCTTAATCATTTGGTCGAACGTCCGTTTAATCTCTTTACGCCGGGCAACCTCAAAGGCTGTATAATCAATTTCCGGGCTTTGGGTTCCTTGTTTCCGAACGTGGTAAACCGTAAATTCATTAACGAACCCACGGGCGGCACGGGCTAAAAATCTGTTATACGCTTCTTTCCGGTCGTCCTCGGTTTCTTTCACTTCATCCGCTAACCCAACGCCCAACAACCAATTATAAACAAACATTTCGTCGGTTAATCCAAACACTAAACGCCCGGTATATTTATAGCGCATAAAACACATTAAACAAGTCATAACCGATTGATTGCGATAATACCGGATTTGCTCCGGGCTTAACCCCTTTTTCGGTTCCGGCAACGCTGTATATGCTTTGCCGATAACTTGGTTTTGTTTCCGGCAATATGCGTTCAATACCTTTGCGAAATAATCGGCGTTGAATTGTTGGTAATGTTTCCGTTCGGCGTTGCCGTCCCTATCCTTTGGCAAATAGTCGTCTAATTCCCCGGTAATCAGCAATTCAAACGCTAATTTAACCTCGGATAATGTTAATTGCGAATAATAGCGTTTGAGCAAATCCAACAACCGGGTACAAATATACGTCCAATCGTCCCGGTTTTCCGTGGGAATGATAAACCCCACGTCCATTGCGATAAACCGGAACATTTGCCCCGTTTTGGCAATCAACGTTTCGTCGTCAATCTCGGCAATCTGTTTTTTTGTTGACGCCACGAAAATATACTTTTCAACCGGGGTTAATGCTTTGGCAACCTCCGGTAACTCAACCATCGCCCGGCGAACGTCAATTGCTTTTGCCGTTCCGCTATAAAGCAAAACGGCGGCGGATTGTCGTTTTTCGGGCAACGTTTGTGGCAATCTGTTTGTCTTTTCGGGTAATGCTTCCATGTTAATAATCATCTTTCAAATACTCAATAGCCCCGGCAACGTTCAATCTTTGCGTTGGGGCTTTGTATTCGGGTTTCAAATGCAACTTTTTCTTTTCGACGTCCCCCCGTATAAAATTGCGGACGGTCGCCAACCAACCGTTTTTAGTGCGCTTCATATTCTTTTGGTCGCTCCAATCGCTAACCGAATGAAAGTAATAAACCAAATCGACCTTTTCAAATTCCGGTGTCGCAAACTTACTTTCAAACTCTGAATAATCCACGCCAACGCCGTTTTCAAATTTAACCATTTTGTAAACGTCGGAATTACGGAACAATGTTTTTTTATCCTTTGGTTCCTCAACCTTTTGTTCTTCCGGGAATAATTCCCCGACAACATTGTTGTTGGGGGTATTCTCATTATCATTTATTGGATTATCTATATTATTACTATTATACCCTAAACTTTCGTTTATGGGTACCCCTAAACTTTCGTTTATGGGGGGCATCAACTTTTGTTTAGGGGT